CTAATATTTAATTATTATATTTATTGTCCGAAAAGACATTAAACTATTTGCTTCGATGGCTCAGTTGGCAGAGCATTCGGCTGTTAACCGAAGGGTCCCCGGTTCGAGCCCGGGTCGAAGCGTCTTTTATTATTTAATATTTAAATCATATGTTTATGATTAATTATTATTGTCCGAAATGACATTAAACTAAAAACCTTTAAAAAAAATGCCCCTGTGGCGCAACGGTTAGCGCGTATGCCTTCTGAGCATGCGGTTATGGGTTCGAATCCCATCAGGGGTGTAATGTGTATACTTACGCTAGGTGAATAAAAATTCTAGGCGAAGAAATTTTTTAAATATATATTTTTATATATCTAAGAAATTAAAAAAATAAAATTTATTTATTTCTTTATATCAATAATCATGAATTTACTATATATTATATCAATTATTTTTATGCCATTTATTACAATATCTATACTATTATATTTTATATATTACATATATTTTAATTTAAGATCACAATATAATTTATTATTACAACAAAATATAAGATTAAATAATCAAAATAATACTGAAACTCAATATGTAGATAATCCATTATATTATTCATCTGATGAAGAAATTGATAGAATTGAATTAAAAATTATTTCTGATCCTGAAAACGATATAAGTGATGTAGAATTAGGAGTTTTAGATTAATAAAATCTATTTTCTAAAATATTTTTTTCTCAATCCATTTATATTTTTATCATTTATAACTTTTAATGATTTATTAAATAAATTATTACAAGTTTCTCCATTTAATCTTGATATAATAAACCATAATGAAAATACACCACATGCACTATTTCCATATTGATATTGTTTACAATTAATTATTTTTTTTAATTTAACATTATATTTTTCTTTAGCAGATTCTATTAATTGTTTTATTAATTTTTTTATTTCTTTTGGTGGTTTCATTCCAACACTATCAAAATAACATATAGTTTTATTTGATAAATCTAAAAATAATGTTATCCAATGTTCACCTGGTCCAGTAGAAACATCTGTATTAAATATAATACCTAATTTTTTATGACCATTTATTAATTTTTTTAGATTAATATCCATAAAATCTTTATATAAAAAATGAAAATCAATTGGAAATGGACCGATAAATTCAAAATCCTTATATTTATTTTCATAATGTTCCATTACATTAATTAAATCTAAAGATGATAACCATTCTTCATCATCTATTGGACCCTTTGGTTTAAAATCATCACTTAAAATTTGATAAAATTCATCTTCTTTTTTTAATACACAAAAATCAAGTTTATTTTTACAATTTAGTTCTTTTCTTATTTCTTTAACTAACTTTGATTTATTTTTTTTGTTATATTTATTTATATCTATACCACCAAATCTTTCATCTTTGTTTATACTTTTTGCTATTTTTTTAAGTGTATCTATTTTCATACATGTGTTTTTTTTATATTTATTATTAATTGAACAATTCGAAGACATAATATATAATTACATTATAAAATTTATTTTATAATTATATAAAATTTATTAAAATATTTACTAAATATATATTATTTTATAAATATGAATTCTGTATTTATTTTTAGAAGAGATTATAGAATTAAAGACAATATCGGTTTATTAAAATGTTATAATAAATCAGATAATATTTATCCAATATTTATTTTTACACCAGAACAAATAACAAACAATAATTATAAATCAGATAATGCAGTACAATTTTTAGTTGAATCATTAAAAGATTTAAATGAAAATTTAGATAATAAATTAAATATTTTTTATGGAAATCATATAGAGGTTTTAAAATCTTTAAAAAAAGATTTAAATATTGATAATATATTTACAAATACTGATTATACACCATATGCAATAAAAAGAGATGAAGAATTAAAAAAATATTGCGATGATAATGATATAACATTTAATAAAAGTCATGATATATGTTTATTTGCACCTGGTTCAAAAAAAGAATATAAAATATTTACTCCTTATTATAAATATATTTTAAAAGAAAAAATACCAGCTATTGGAAAAAAAGTAAAAAAAAATAAATTTAAAAAAATAATAAATAATAAATTTTTAATAGATATCGAAGAAACCAAAAAATATAATAAATATAATGAAAATCTTAATGTAAATGGTGGTAGAAAAAATGGAAAAAAAATAATTAATGGTATAAAAAAATTTAATAAATATGATATAACAAGAGATATATTAAATTTAAAAACTACTCATTTATCTGGTTATTTAAAATTTGGTTGTTTATCAATTAGAGAAGTATCACATAAAATAATAAAAGAATTAGGGTTAGAACATCCATTATTTAGACAAATAATATGGAGAGAATTTCATTATCAATTAGAATATTATAATAAAGAAAGATTTGGCAAAAATATGATTGAAAAATATGATAAATTAAAATGGAATAATAATAACAATCTACTAGAAAAATGGAAAAATGGAAAAACAGGAGTTCCAGTAGTTGATGCAGGAATGAGACAAATGAATACAACTGGATTTATGCATAATAGATGTAGAATGATAACAGCAAGTTTTCTATGTAAAACATTAGGAATTGATTGGAGAGAAGGTGAAAAATATTTTGCACAAAAACTATTAGATTATGATGTATATGTAAATAATTCTAATTGGCAAAATATTTCATCAACTGGTTATGGATCGTCACCTTATTTTAGAATATTTAATCCATGGATTCAAAGTAAAAAATTTGATAAAGATTGTGAATATATTAAAGAATGGATACCAGAATTAAAAAAAGTAAATAATAAAGATATTCATAAATGGAATGAAAATTATAAAAAATATCCATTTGTAAAATATCCACAACCAATTATAGATTATAAAAAAAGTAGAAATGATATTTTAAATATGTATAAAAATGTTAATTAATAAAAATAAAATATAATTATTTTATATAATGGATAGTTTATATAAATTTCAATTAAATTTAGATGAAGAATATTTATCTATCTTAAATCATATCATTAAAGGATTTTTTTCGTATGTTTTTTTAATATTAATTGAAGGTAATACAAACGTAAATGCCGTAACATTATTAATATATAATTTAGTTGGTATTTTATTTTATAACTTAGTATTTAAAAAAATAATTATTTTTGAATAAATTATATAATTTTATTATATATAAATATGTATAATAAAAAACAATTAATAATATTATTTTCTATAATTTTATTATTATCTTTAACTGTAAAACTATTATTAAAATTTTATTTTAACAAAAATATGAAAATAGAAAAAGAAGATGAAAAAGATATTTTATCACAAGAATTAAATGATTACTTAGATAAAACTGAACCAAATGTATTATCTGAAGAAGATAAAGATTTAGGAGTAGTAATACAACCACAACCAGAAATTTAATTAATAATAATATAATAATAATTATTATATTATTAATGTTATTTGCACAGAATATTGGGAATATAGGATTAATAAATAATGGAAATACATGTTATTTAAATTCATGTTTACAATTATTAACACACTGTGGTTATTTTACTTTAGAAATTTATAATTATTATAAAAAAAAAAATAAAAAATTAAATAATTTAGAAAAATATTTATTAGAATTAATAATTAATAAATGGTTTAGTAATAATTTAGAATATAATCCCATAAAAATACAAAATGAATTAACTATAATAAATGATATATTTAATCCATTATATTGTGAACAACATGATTCGAGTGAATCATTAGTATTTTTAATTGATAATATTAATGATATATTTAAAAATCTGTTAATCTCTAAATTTAATTCTATATTAAAATGTAAAATATGTAAAAAAAATAGAATTAAAGAAGAAATATTTAATATATGGTCATTAGAATTAAAAGAACATATAAATGAATCTATAAAGAATTTTTTTAATATTGAAAATTTAGAAAATATTTACTGTGAAACTTGTAAAACATATACAGAAACAGAAAAAAAATATGAAATATCAAAAATTTCAAATAATTTAATTTTACATTTTAAAAGATTTAAATTTGTAAATAATAAATATATAAAAGATAAAAGAAAAATTTATGTAAATAATATCATAACAATAAATAGTTATAATTATGAATTAAGAGGTATTATAATACATAGTGGATCAATTAATGGAGGACATTATATATTTATTGGGAAAAATTTAAATAATAAATGGTATATTTACGATGATTTAAAATGTATTAAATTAAATGATAATCAAGTAAATTATTATTTAAGTAATGGTTATATATATTACTATGAAAAAATTTGATATCAAATAAAATTGAAATTAATAATACTTATAATAAAAAGATTAATAATATTGAATCAAAATTATTAAACTTTTATAAATTGTTTATTTAATTTCTGAAATTATTATGTCTAAACCAATTAATTTAATGACAAGGAAAGAACTTATTAAATTATGTAAAGAAGAAAAAATTAAAGGTTATTCAAAATATAAAAAAGCAGATTTAATTAAAAGGATAAATAATCACTTTAATAATAAAAATTATAAAAGTTATCATGAAGATAAAAATATTTTTTGTCATCCAGATATTATTAATGAAATATTTTCATATATAAAACCAGATATTATTGAATATAGAAGAGAGATTTATGAACAGATAAAATTAGAACATTCTCAAATAATTTTTGAAGTCAATAATATATTTGATAATAAATTTAAAAAAATAATAAAAGGAATTGATTATAGTAGAAATTGTAGTAATGAGTATTTTAATCAATGGATATCTATTTTAAAAAGAAATTTTGAAAAGAATAATTATAGTAATTTTATTTATTATATTCGAAGTTTAAGACAAACTTATCAAAATCTATATGATGAAGAATTTATGAATAATTTTGAATTATTAGTTTATAAAAAATTTGAAAATAATTATATAGTAAAAAAAACATCAAAAAAATTAACAAAAAAACAATTACTTATGTTAAAAAAAATATATAAAATTAATGAAATTAAAACAACAATGAAAGTTAGAGAAATGAGAAAGATAGTAGATGATGTATATAAAGAGATGTTTTAAAATTATATTTTTAAAAATATAATTTTGTAATGGTCTTAAAAAAATTATTTAATTTAAGACCATTATATAAAAAATAAAAAAATTATAATCGAAATATTAATCTATTTCCATAATATAAAGTATTATTTTTATAATATACTTGTATTGGTATAATATTTACACCTGAAAGATATGCATCTTTTATTGCTTTTTTATAGATTGGATCAATATTTGATGCTTGAAAATATTTACTATCATTTCTTTGTATAATAAAAATTAAGAAACATTCATTATTATTATTTTTTAATTTTATTTCTTTTAGATGATTTATATGTTTCAAAGCTCTTTCACTAATAGGATCAGTTTTCTTTTTTCTGTAACCATCTGGAAAATATGATATTTTTTCGTCATAAATATAATCATTATCATTATATTTATGTCTTTCTTTTTTTTCAACATCTACATAATCTGCCAATGGTACATTTTTTACTTCAATATAATATTTTTTATTATTTTTTTCACAATAAAAATCTAATCTTGATTGATTTATTTTATATTCTTTTTTAATATAATCAAAATTTTGTAATTCTGGAATATAATTTTTATTTAAACATATTTCAACTATATTATTTGCATATAATGGATTTACCCCAACAATTGTTTTATTATCATATACAAAATCAATAGAATATTTTGATTTTGCATTTTTTGAATTTTTTTTTGTCATTAATACTTTTTTATTAGATGATACTAAACCACAACAACCGAGTGATGGAGTATGACATAAAATTACTTCATTATTTATTATAACATCTGCTAAATATGGCGATTTTATTTTTTTTGATGGTCTGTTTATTACTATTCCTTCAAATAATTCAAAACTTATAATTGGTTTTTGTATTTTTTCAATAATATTCATTTTTATAGTCTAATTAAAACATTTGTATTATTATAAATAATATAAATGTAAATTTTAATTATTTCTTCTGTTTTGTACTATCTTATAACCAAGTGAAATATGATTATTTTCAATTTCATTTATATTAATTTTTTCTAATTTACCATTTTCATTAGAATAAATAATATTATGAACATAATTCATATTTTTTTTTATATAATCAATACATTTTGAACAAGGTTTTGAATCAGTTAAACCATTTGTATTTTCTTTAGAATAACGAATAACCCATAAATCATATTTTTTTCTTTTTATATAATATTTATTTAAATTTTTATCAAGAGATACTTCTGCATGAGTTGAACAAAAAATTTTATTTGTTTCTAAATTATGTTTATTATAATCAATTGATAAGATTTTATTTTTTTTAACTAAACATGCACAATGTTTACTCCTTAATTCACTCTTTAATGCATATTCTTTCATTATATTTACTAATGATTTTCTTTTTTTTGTCAGGGGAATAATTTTCATTTTAATTATTAATTATATAATAATTATAAATTTAAGTAATTAATTTAAAAATTTATATAATGAATAAAATTCTTTTATTTTAAAAAAATATATTAATATATAAAATAAATCAATTTTATTATTTTTATATATATTAATTATATTTCTATCTATAAATAATGAATTATACGAAAATGAAATATGATTATTATAATCAATATTTAACAAAAATATATCATTTATATCATATAATAAAAGAAATTGTATTATAAAGTCAATAATATTTTTATCATTAATATTTAATTGAAAATTATATATATTTTTATTTTTATTAAATAAAGAATTTATTAATTCTGATTTTTTATTATAGAAATATTTTTTAAAAATTATATAATGATTATTATCAATAATTATTTTTTTATAATCACCTAATAAAAAAGATGATATAATATAATGAATATTATCATTCTTATTAAAAGATTTTAATATTTTTACATCATTAAAATAATTATTTAGAATTAGTATTTTTTTATATTCTATGCCATAAACGATTGAATTAAAAATATTATTTAAATAATTTAATAAGGATGAATTATATTTAATAAAAAACATATATATATAAATATTTTTTTTATAGTTAATATACTTAATAATATATTAAAATTTATAATTACATATTTTAATATTAAATATGAGTTCAAGTAATTCATATGATAATAATTTTAACTTTATTAAAAATTTATTTGATTCTCTTGATGTAAATAATGATGGTTATATTTATTCATATAATATTATAAATTTAATAAAAGACTCTGGTATAAAAATAAAAAATGATATTAGATTTAAAAAAATGTTTAATTATTTAAAAGAAAAAGATGGATATAAAAATAATATAAAACTTAATTTAAATGATTTTTCAAATGCAATATGTGAAAGTTCTGTTTTAATTCGTAAAATTTTCACTGATAATATGATTATTCCAGATTTTAAAAATTTTACAAAACATATTAATAATATTTATAATAAAGTTTTAAATAATAATAATGGTAAAAATGCATCTTATATTCCAGAATTAGAAAAGGTAAATTCTGATTTATTCGGTATATCAATATGTACAATTGATGGCCAAAGATATGATATTGGTGATACTGAACATGGATTTTGTTTACAAAGCTGTTCTAAACCAATATCATATTTAATTGCCGTAGAAGAAAATGGTTTTGATTATGTACATCAATGTATTGGATGTGAACCAAGTGGCGTAGAATTCAATAAACCAATATTAAAAAAAATATCAAAAGAAAAATCAATTCCCCATAATCCAATGATAAATGCAGGTGCAATTATGTCATGTTCAATGATACAGACAAAAAAAACATTATCTGAGAAATTTAATAAAATAATGAATATATATAATAAATTAGCAGCAAATACAAAAATTGGATTTCAAAATGCTGTATATTTATCAGAAAAAAATCATTCAGATAGGAATATGTGTTTAGGATTTATGATGAAAGAAAGGAAATCCTTTCATGATAATATTAAATCAAGAAATGATTTATTAGAAGTACTTGATTTTTATTTTCAGACTTGTTCAATTGAATATTCATGTGAACAATTATCTATATTGGCAGGAACACTTGCTAATGGAGGAATAAATCCAATAACAAATGAAAAAATTTTTAATTCAGATAATGTAAAAAATTGTTTATCATTAATGAATTCTTGTGGTATGTATGATTATTCTGGTGAATGGGCATTTAAAGTTGGAATTCCTGCGAAATCTGGAGTTGGTGGTGGTATTTTTTTAGTGATACCTGGAAAATTAGGTATTGCGACATTTTCTCCTAGAATTGATAAAAATGGTAATTCTGTAAAAGGAATTGATTTTGCAATAGAATTAACAAAAATATTTGATTTCCATCAATATGATAATAATCTTCCAGGAATTAGTCATAAAATCAATCCTACAGAAACAGAAAAAAAAAGTAAACAAAATAATTTAATGACATTATTATTTGCAGCATATGAAGGAGATTTAGAAGAAATAAAAAAATTAAGAACACAAAATTTTGATTTATTAAGTTATGATTATAATAAAAGAAATGCATTGCATATATCTGCATCAGAAGGAAAATATAATGTATTAAAATATCTGATTGATTATTGTAATAAATATGGATTATATGATCATATAAATAATAAAGATAAATGGGATAGAACACCATTAGATGATGCAATAAATAGTAAATGTAAAATGTGTATAAAATTATTAGAAAAATATAAAAATTTATTAAATGAATAAGATTATTATATAATAATATTTAGTAAGATGAAATTTTTACATAATATAATTAATAAATTATTTAATAAAAATAATAAAAAAGATAAAGATATTAACCCTATTTTGTTGGATTTTTTCAAAGAACAGGGGATTGTTAATATAATTCATGATAATTTAAAATTATTTAATCATATTGAAAAAACTAAAAAATTAAGAAAATCTATAAATGAAATAGAATATAATATTTATAAAACAGTAGAAGATTTAGAATATACAACAATTGGAAATTATTCTATTAGAATTATTGAAGGTAAAAATATTAATTCAACTGCATATTTATATAGAAAAGAAAAAAAATATGATAATTTATATAAATATAAATCTTCACATAAATCTTTAATTTGTTGGGGAAATAAAATTTATAAATTAAATTAATTTGATATTTTACATTTATGTGTTAAAATACATAAATTTTTATTTTTAACAAAACAAAATGAACTACATTGTTTACATGCAATTTTTTTACATTTATTACAATATTTAAAATTTTTTTTTAATATTTTTCTACAAAAATAACAACAAATATTCATTTTAATAAATTAATATATTATAATAATATTATATTAATTTTTATTTTAACGTGAATTTTCAAGTTCTTTTAATCTTTCATCAAAACTTTTATTTTCATATTTTTCAGTTAATTTTTTAACTTCTTCTGGATTCATTAATGGTTGCTCTAACATATCTAATCCCAATGAATCATTTTTTGTTACAGAAACATTACTAGTATCTTCATTATTTATATTATCAAAATTATCAAATCCATTATTAAAATCAAAAGAATTAATATTTGATTTTTTTGCTTCATATTCTGCTTTTTTCATTTTCATAAAATCTAACCATCCAAAAGCTTTCTCTCCAGAAAGTGGTTCATCATAATCTTTTACTAATATACAAGGAACCTCTTTTACAAAATCTGGTAAATTATTTCTTTTATCGACGCAGATATAATTATCAAAATGATTAATAATACCTAATTTTTTTAAATCTAATATAAAATTTTTAGAATGTTCGCAATATTTACTATAAAATAAAGTTGTTTCCATAATATTAATATATAATCAATTACAAATTAGTATTTAAATAATTTTATTTATTTTTTTTATTTATTAATCTTTAAAAAAACATTAAATATAGTTAATATATTATTAACATTATCTAATTTTTCAGTATAACTTTTTTTAATTATTTCATTATTTTTTCTACATAACGGACAATTTTCTTTAATCTTATACCACTCTGTTAAGCATTTATTATGAAATGTATTATTACAACATTCATTATTAATAAATTCATCATTTTTATTTATTTTATTTAAACATATAGAACAAAACATATTTATATTTTAATTTATATTTTATTTATTATGTTTTATTTTTTATAATAATTTATAATTTATTATTTAAGAATGTTAATATATTTATTTCATATCTAAAATTATTAATTAATTCAATGATATTACTTATATTATAATCGAAATTAGTAAAATAATCAAGATTTATTTTTTTTTTACTAATTTTTAAATCTTCTTTTGTTATATTAAGTTCTTTTTTTTCTAAAAATAATGAAATGATATTATTATAATTAAAATCTTCATTTATTTTAATTTTTTCATCACTTTCTAATAATTTTTCTATATTTTTATATTTTTTTATTAATTTATAACCTTTAACAGGACCTATATTTTTTATACCTTTCATATAGTAATCTGAACCTAATACTATACACATATTTATAAAACTATCATATTCTAATTCTAATTCATTTAAAATTATGTTTAAATCATATAATAAAATATTATTAGAATTATAATTATAATTATATATAACATATTGACATCCATGAGTTAAAAAATCTAAATCTTCTGTGATTACATAATCAATTAATTTTTTATTAAAAAAACTTTTAATATATGAATCAGTTTCTCCATCACAATTATAATAATATATTCCAAAATTTTTTAAGATTTCTTTTAATTTATTAACATCATTATAATTAACTTTTATATTATTCTTCGTTTTTTTTTGAATTTCTAAATCTATTTTTAATAATTCTTCTTCATTACTATTATTATCTTCTAATAATTCTTTTTTTTTTTCTTTTAATGTATCTATTTTTTCATTATTTGATTTATATGTTTCTTTTCTTTTTAATATTAAATTATTTTTATCATCAGTTGGTTTTCCATCAAATAAATATACAGGTGTTATATTATTAGATAATAAATGTTCAATTTGTTTTAAAAAACATAATAACATATCACCCATATAAGTGTATTTATATAAAAATATACTTGTATCAATTCCTACACATTTTCCTTTTAATGATTTTATATTAACTTTTTTTATACCATTTTTACATTCTTTTTTTAAAATTTTATTTAAATTCTTTATACCCATCTTAATTATAAAATAATATAAATTTTATTTTAAAACTCAATACTACTTACATCACTATAATCACTTAATGGTAAATCATTATTAATAATATAAAAATCATTTTGTTTTTCAGTAATTCCACCACCTTTCATATTAATAATATTTTTATTTTCAGTTTTAAAAAATGTTTTTATATCATCTAAATATTTACCAATAATAGTATATTTATTTATAAATCTAATAAATACATCTGATAATAACATATTGAAATAAATTATTATTAATATAAATATTATTGAAAAAATAAGTAATATTAGTTTATAATCATTTTCAATATATTTTTTATTATCATTTTCATTTTTCATATTAAATTCATTTATTTTCATAAAATATAATATTAATAAAAGTAGTATTAATAAAATTAATATATAAAAAAACATAATATATATATTAATCAATTATTTTATTTTAAATTAAATATTTTATCTAAATATATTAATATTATTAATCATTTCTCTAATATTTGATAATATATTTGATATAATATTACTTGGAATATTTATTATATTATTTTTTATTTCAATTAAATTATTTCTAAACTCTTTTTCTGCATTACTATCTTGAAATATATCTTCTATCTTTACAGTTAATGTATTCATATTTTCATATAAAGAAGATTCGAAAATAATATCATTACCAATTTTATTTAATGTAATTTCCCATATATCATTTTGAAAAAGTATTGGACTATTATCTACTGATTTATTATTTGTTTTTATTGTATGTCTTATTTGATCTTTATTTACGAATATTAATACATCTCCTTTTTTTATAGTTAAATTATCATTATCAAATTTATGATTTTTTATATTAATATAATATCTATTACTACTTTGATAAATATATGGACCACTTTTTAATCTAAAGTATAAAAAAATAATAAAGAATGAATATAATAAAAATTTAAAAAAATTCATAATAATATATATTAAAAATATATATTATTATTTAATCTAAACTTTATATCTACATAAAGGACAAGTTTTATTTATATCTAACCATTGTATAATACATTTTTTATGAAAGTAATGTTTACATTTTAACTGAATAACTATATTATTTAAATTATTAAGACATATAGAACATGATTTATTTCTATCATAGATAATACATTTAGTTAATTTAAATAAAAATATTTTATTTTTTAAATAATTATAAAATTTTAAATAATAATTAAAAAAAAACAAAAAAAAATAAAAATCATTATAAATATCAATAAGAATATAAAAAATAAATAAAAGATATGTTATTAAATATTTATTTGATATATCAAATTCTTCTATATCATTTTTATTTTCTAATAATAATAAAATATCATCAAAATCCATTATTTATTTTATAAAAAAATAAATTTTAATATAAATTTAAAATATTTAAGTAAATAAATATAATTTATTATATAAAGAGATGATTAACTATATTTATAATTACATATTTAACCCTTTTTTTTATTATTTTGATTACTTATATGAATTTTTTTATTGTGAAGTAACAGAAGAAGAAGAAGTAGATGAAGAAATTTTTAATTATAAATATTATTATGATATTGAAAATGATCAAATTATTTTACCTTATAAAAATAAATATAATGAAAAATATATATTAAAAGTAGATAGATGTATAAATAAAAATTTAAAAGATGAAATTAATTTTTTAAAACATATAAAAAATGAAGAAGAACCTTATGTTAGTATACAGATAAATGGTATTCAAAATAATAATGTAAGAAAATATTTTGGTCCAAATGGAATTCATTTAAATTATAAAAAATTATCAGTTAAAGATATATTAAATACAAATGAATTATCAACATTTGAAAGATTAGAATTAATGGATAATTTTTGTGATTATAAATATATAATAGATATAAATGAAAATATTTTATAAATCATTTCTACTAAATTTTAAATTACATCCATAAAATTTAAATAATGAATTTGAAGGTGTATCTATTTCTAATTCTATATTTAAAATACTTTCATCATTTAAAAAAAATGGATTTGTTATTTCTATTCCTCCATAATAATCATATCCTTGTGTAATACCAGTATCTAAGTTAATATCATTATATGGTATATTAGTTACATTTAGTTGATAATTATTACTTACATAATCAAATTTTTTCTTTGTTAATCTTACTAATATATTATTAAGATTATCATCTTCTACCCTATAACCAAAAAATATTTCTTCTAATTTCATACCTTTTTGATTTATATTTCTATTTGATAATTCTATATCTGTGAAAATAATACTTTTTTCTTGTTGTTTTTCTTTTTTCCAATAATGTTTTGGTAAAGTAACACCTAAATTAACATCATAATCTCTATCTGTAAAATAAAAACCATTAAACGTATTAAATTTATAGAAAGAAATCCATTTATTAAAATTTTCTTTTGGGACAGTAGATGTTAAACCATTTACAGAGTTAAATGATAGTGAATCATTTGTAGTAGTATTAATACTAAAACTATCAGATATATTTAATTGAATACCACCATCTGTATCAAGTAATATTGAATCAGTTTCAGTTGATCCAGTTAATATTTGTATATCACCTTTTGTATTATGTAAAACAATTTGATTTGTTGAATTTCCATCAACTAATATATCTATATCACCATGATCAACATCTAAATTTACATCACCTGTTACAGCAATTAAGTTAATATCACCACTTGTATTTAAAAATGAAGTATTACTATTATTATTAACTAAAGAATATCCACTACTAATATTAAAATTCATATTATTTCCGTAAAAATTTAAATCTCCTCCTGATATTATATCAATATCATTATTATTTTGTGCCTTAATTTGAAATGTACTATTTGCATTTTCAATTTGATTAATACTAGTAACATATAATTCATTTATTTCCATATTACCAATTATTAAAGATTGTGGAGTACCATCTGTTATAATTTTTCTATCCTCTTGACTAAGAATAGATTCTTTTATACTAAATCTATGACTAGTACCTTCAAATCCGAAAAATCCATATTTTGATCCATGTGCATTTGTATCATAGTATTTAAATAATACACCAATATCAGAATCATATTTATCTTGATCTATATCTCTATCATCTGAGGCATTATGCATTTTTAAATGTGGATGGTTAAATTGAAACCCACCATCTATATATAAATTTGATTCAGATGAATCCCAAAATAATTTTTTAAAACCTTCATCATCAGTTCCTAAAAAACGGACATCATTACCAGCTTTAACAACAAATGATGATATAAATTGTGTAGTGAGTTCAAATGTATTAATTGTTGATGCTTCTAATTCTTCAACAGTTAATGTTGTAATATTTAACTCATCTAGATTTCCTAAATTTACATTTCCACTGAATATTCCACCACTACCACCACTTGTAAAATTTTGTGAATCATATGTATTATTTTCATTTATAGATGTTAAAATATATGGTCTAATATCAGTACTATAATCATATTTATTCAAATCTCTTAAATTACTAACTCTTTGCATAATAAAAATAATATATAATATTATAATTTATTTATTTTAAATTATTTAAATTTATTATATATATATGGAATTAATTTTATTACCAAATCAATTATTTAAAAAAAAATATATACCTAAAAATATAAATAAGATATATTTAATAGAAGAACCAATATATTTTGGTTATAGAGATGAATATTATAATTTTAATAAGTTAAAATTATTATTACATAGATCCTCAATGAAATATTATTATGATTATATTAGTAAATATTATAAAGTAGAATATATTGAATTTAATGATGTAAATTATAAAAGATATAAAAATAAAAATATAATAATGTTTCATTATTATGATTATGAATTAGATAAAAAACTAAAAGAATTAAATATAACTTATTTAGATACTCCAAATCAAGTAATAAAAGATAAAGATTTTGAAGAATATAATAAAAAAAATAAAAAAAGATTTAGACATAACAATTTTTATAATTTTGTAAAAAATAAATTAAAAATACTACAAGATACAAAATCACAAGATATATTTAATCGTAAACCATTACCTAAAAATCATAAAATTATAAAAAATCCGAAATTAACAAGTGATGATATTAAATATATAGAAGAAGGAAAAAAATATATAAAAAAATATTTTCCTAATAACTATGGTGATGTTGAAAATTTTATTTATCCTGTTACTCATAAATCATCAGAAAAGTGGTTAAATCATTTTTTAAAAAAAAAATTTGAATTTTATGGTGATTATCAAGATTCAATTAATAATGAAGATATTTTTATATATCATTCAATTATTTCACCTATGTTAAATATAGGTTTATTAAATCCATTAGAAATAGTAAAAAAAATAGAAAAGGAATATAAAAATAATAATAATATAAAATTAAATGATTATGAAGGTTTTATAAGACAAATAATTGGTTGGAGAACATATCAAATATTAATATATAAATTTAAATATAATGAAATTGTAAAAAGTAATATTTTTAATAATAATAATAAAATATCTAAAAAATTTTATAATGGAACAACAAATATACCAATTGTTGATTTTTTTATTAAATCTGGATTTAAATATGGTTATTTACATCATATTGTTCGTTTAATGATAATATCAAATTTTATGAATTTATGTCAAATAAGACCAAAAGATATATATAAATGGTTTATGGAATTTTCTGTAGATTCATATGATTGGGTAATGATTTGTAATGTATATTCAATGGGTTTATGGAGTGATTCTGGTTTAGCATTAGCAAAACCATATATTTCAACTTCAAATTATATATTAAAATTATCAAATTTTAAAAAAGGAGAATGGACTAAAATTTGGGATAATTTATTCTATAATTTTATAAATAATAATAAAAATATTTTAAAAAAAACTATTTATAAAAACAATATAAATTATTTTAATAAATTAGATAAAGATAAAAAATATGAAATTATAAATAATAGTAATAAATTTATAGAATTATTATAAATAAAAATAAAATTTAAAAAATAAAGATTTATAATAAAGAGATTAATAAACTTGAATCAAATTTATTAAACTTTACTTAATTAAAAAATCATAATGACTAAATTATATCATTTAATGACAAAAAAGGAACTTGTTCAAATTTGTAAGAAAGAAGGAATTAAAGGCTATTCAAAATTAAAAAAAAAAGATATTATAAATAAAATAACTGAATATTTTGATAAAGATTTATATGAAGATAAAAATATTTTCTGTCATCCAGATCTTATAAAAATAATAATAGAATTTGCTGGAAAAAATAATAATAGATTTGAAATTTATCAATATGAAATAAAAAAACAAAATAATTTAATATCTAAAATAATGGAAAAGTTAAATAATATGCTTAGAGAAAATCCAAATAATGATTGTCTCGAAAATATGAAGGAATATGTTCTTTTAAATTTATATTGTAAATATAATTTTGAATATCGTAAGATTAGACTAAAAAATAATTTTTCATCAAAATATGGAACTCAATATATAGACGAACTTATATCTTTAATAACTAAAAAATTTAAAAGTCATTATATTACAAATATGTCAACATATTATTTATCAAGATCACAAATATTGAGATTAAAAAAAATATATCATATAGATGAGATAAAAACATCAATGAAAATTGATGAAATGAGAATTATTATTGACTCTATTCAAAAAGATTTTGAAAATATGAAAAAAAAATTATAGTAATATTATATTTTTAAAAACATATTTTTATTATGGACTTAAAAATAATAGTATAAAATTAATCTAAAAATTAATATAATCTATATAATAAATAGTTTAATTTATCATTTTTTAATTTTTTTAAAATTCTTAAAATATCATTTTTTGTAATAGTAATACTATATTTTAAATATTCACCATGAATTTTATAAATAATTTCTTTATCATATTTTTTATAAACTAAATTATTTTTTTTTAAAACTTTTTCATCTCTATACATTTTTAAATAATAATTAACTATATTTTCTAATAATAAATTTACATCATTTACATATATTTGTAAATTCGGAAATAAATTTTTAAAATAATTTAATTTATTTTGAATCTTTAAATCTATAATTTGATATAATGGTTGATTTATAAATTCTTGAAGTTCATATTTTTTTTCTTTGAATTTTTCATATTCTAATCTAATTATATTATTATCATCTGATTTTTCAATTAATATATAATGTAAATTATAATTATTATTAATAGATTTCTTCATTTCATTAAATGAATTAAAATAGATGAATGTATTATATAAAATATAATTTGATATATTTTTAATCACCTCTTTTGTTATTTTTATATTTTTATTATTTTTTTTTGATATTATACTTTTTATATTAATTGATGGTTTTGAAATATTATTATGAATAATTAAATTTGTATCATTTGTAATTAATTGAAATGTATAATTGTATTCTTTATTTAAATTATTAACATTAATTTGAAAAATATTCATATATTTAGTAATTAATTGATATAAAGTATATTTCTCAAATTTTTTTTTTTCATTTATGTCATTGATATTTGAATAATTTTTTACAGTAATAATCCATTTATTTGAATAAAAAATATTAAAATCAATACTATCATTATATAATTTCATATTATATTTTGTAAGATTACTACTTAAAATATTATCATTATAGTAAAATTCAAAATTTCCAAAATAATAAAAATCGTATATATTATAAATATTAATTATAAAATTATTAAAATATTTCATTATTTTATTTTCATCTACATCAAGTGTTTTATTACTTAAATTTATTTGACAAAAATTAGTATCTTTAATTACAGTTATATTACAGTAAAATGGATAATTTTGTAATTTATTTCTTAATTGATCGTAATTTTCTATATAATTATCATCTAAGAAATCATTATATTCTTTTTTAATATTATTCATTTTATTAAATATTAATATAAATTTTATTTTCAATTATTTTTTTCTATTTTTTCTAATCTTTTTAATATGTTATTTATATCATTTTTATAATTAATATCATTATCGATAATTTTATTATATAAAAATTTAATCATGTTTGTATTTATTGCTAATATTTGATTTGTATCAATTGTTAAAAAATCATCTATTAATTTACCATATATAAAAATTCCTTTACTTATATCAATATTTATATTTTTATTATCGAATGTATAAATATTTTGATCAATTTCTATTATTTTTGTTTCTATAAATAAGTATTTATTACTATTTATATTAAATATTTGTATTTTTAAATTATCATTAATATCTAATTTTATATTATCATCATCTAGTGAAAATTTATTATCACTTAGTAAATTATAATGTTTATAAATATTTGGTATATATTTTTTTGAATAATTTATAATATTACTATTTAATTCTTCTATTTCCTGTGCAATAAAACCTATTTTTTCATTTGAACCATTTGTAATTTTATCTATAAAATTATATTTGTATATATTTACATTATTTATAAAATCAATATCTTTTTTAATATCTTGATTAATAATATTTGTTTTTATTCTTTTATCAGATATAGCATTAAATTCACTTGCAGCAATCTTACCATCTGCATAAATTGAATATGAATTTGTAACATTTGTTTTCCCTAATTTAACTTTATCTGAATCGATTTTGTTATAATTATATGCATTTAATGATACTGATCCATCTGATCCAACTATTTCTAATTTACCATTTGTTGGATTATCAGTTCCAATACCAACATTACCACCAGTTTTAATAGTCATTCTTGTTGCATTATTTTCTCTAAAAACAATATCTTGACCACTTGGTGTATTTAAGTAAGTTTGACCGGATGTACCATTTTGTAATAATGCATAATTACCAGCACTAGCAAAGTTCTTATTGGCAATACCAGACCAACCACTATAACCCATATTACCTATTACCATACTTTCATTATCTGTTGGTCCTATTTCAGCATTACCATTAACATCTAATTTTTCACTTGGATTGTTTGTACCAATACCTATATTGCCATTGCTATCTATAATCATTTGTTCAATACCGCCAGTATAGAATTTCAATTCATCATTATCACTTCCTGAATTATTCTCAACACTTATATAAGTATCACCATCAAAATCTTTAATTACATTATTTAAACTCCATTCATTACCATTATAATATTCAACAGATGATGTATCAGAATTATAACGTATAGCACCTGTAATATTAATTCTTTCTGATATATTACCAACTGGTAATATTAAACCATCAGTTGAAGAAATATGTAATTTTGTAGCAGGATTTGTTGTATTTATACCAATATTACCAGTAGTATCCATATAAAAATTTGTTTCGTATTCACCAGAATTTTTATTATAATTTGATAATTTAAATTTACCACTTCTATCATTAATATTTTCTAAAGTATTATCAAAACCAGAACCACCATTTTTTATATTTATACATGAACCTGCTTCATCTATACTTATTTTTGTTCCATTACTTAATTCTTCTCCAAAATATATAGCATCATGTTCACCGTGTTTATTAAATTTAATAATTCCATTCGTATAATTGTTTGCAATAGTAGTATTTAAATATATATTTCCTTCTTCTATATGTAATTTTTCTTCTGGAGTAGAAATACCTAATGCAAAATTATTATTTAAATTATATATATCTTCTGAATTATTAATTGATAAATTACTAAATTCATATCTACCACCATCTTTATTATAAAATTCTCCATCTACATATAAGTCACTTGTAATATTAATAGAATTACTTATATTTATTTTATTATTAACATTTAATTCATTTAATATACCTAATTTTTGTAAATGAGAAGAAGTAATTCCATTTCCTAAACTATTTGATGTTAAAACATCATCGTTATTTATTTGATAGTTACCTAATATATTAACATTACCATCATTTTTAATTCTCATAACTTCTCTACTATTTATTGTATGCATTTCTGTATTTTTAAATACAAATTCTGAACCTTTATCATTATCATTCATAATATTTTTGCTTTTTACTTCTATACTTGCATATTCTGTTAATGTATTTTCTGGATTATTATCTGAAATAAAACCTCCAATATCTGTTTTGAAATTTAAAGATGCCATTTTTTGTTCTTGTGTACCATTGTTAAATGTTGTTTTATTAAAAATAAAATCAAGCTGGGAAGTTTCTGTAGTATTATATATACCAATACTTTCACTTATATTTAAAGAATTATTATTGAAATTTGTACCATATTTTACACTATTATCTACTGTTAAATTATTTATATTTGCGATTCCTGAAATATTTATTTCATCTATAATTCCAAAATTTTTTAAATTAGAATTAGTAATTGATAGTCCTAAATTATTATTACTTAATACTATTTCATTATTAATTTTATAATTTGAATTATTATCAATATTTATATCACCACTTGTAATATCTATTTTATTATTTGAATTTGTTAAATTATCTAATCCAATTTTTATATAACCCGATTCTGTTATATTTAAATTATTGATAACTCCTAATTTTTTCAAATTTGATTCAGTTATAGTATTCCCCAATGTATTTTCATTTAATACAATATTTCCATTTACTCTATAATTTGTATTTGTATTTATATCACCATTTGAATTTATTCTATAATTTGAATTTGGAACTATTTGTAATCCTAAATTACCAGATATTCTTAAATCATTTTTAATAGTTGCTCTATCTAAATAATTATTACCATTTAAATAACTATTTCCACTTACTGTTACACTTTCTAAAATACCTAATGTTTGAAGATTTGAACCTGTTATACCATTATTTATACTATTATTTGAAAATAATGAATTACCATTTAATTTATATTCTTTCGAATTTATAATTCCACTAACATCAAGTAAATAAGATGGTTGTGTCGTATTTATACCAATTTTATTATTAGATGAGAATAAATTAGCATTATAAATATTAATATCACCACTTACATTTAAATTATTATTAATATCTATATCATTTAATATTGTAATATCCGTTACATTAATTGATTCACTTGTTAATTTTGAACTAATATTAATATTATTTCCATATAAATTATTAATTTCCATATCACCCAATTCAAATGATAAATGATTAATATTAACTTGTTGTAATGGTTTTTCTTCTAATTCTTTGAAAAACTTAAATTTATTATCATCACTTGCATCATTAAAAATACCTTTATATTTTGTTATACCTCCATCAATATACATTGAATAGAAACCACTATCTAAAGAATTAGTAGTATTTGATGTTGATAATTCAATAAAATTTTGTGTTACATTTGTTAAAACTGTATCATTTGTAGTAAATGTTCCATTTACTGTTAAATTACCACTAATATTTAAATTACCATCAATTTCTGCATTATTTAAAACACTTATTGATGTAGTATTTAAATTACCAGTAATATTTAAATTATTTAATGTTCCCAATTCTTGTAAATTTGAAGATGTAACACCAGATGCTAAACTATTTTGTAATATCACATCATTTCCATTTATTTTATAGTTACCATTTGTATTTATATTACCATTAACATCTAAATCATAAACAGGATTATTATTTTTAATTCCTACATTTTCATCTTGTGTTAATATTAAAATATCTGTTTTATCTGTAACATTTAAATTATTAGTTAATATAAAATTATTTGTTATTTCATCTTTATATATTTGTGTTGAAGTATTACCGAATAATAATTTTGGTTCAGTCATAAGAATAAATATATAATATATTTATTTTTATTATTTTAATTATTTTTATTAAATATTATTATTTTTCATAAATATTTAAACTCATAGATAAGTTATTAAAATTTTTTATTTGATGATATTCTGTTTTTTTTATAAATGTAGTATCATTATTATGATAATTATTTTTTTCAGTTTTATTACTAATAAAATTAAATTTATTTTCATTTAAATTACCATCAATAATTTTCATTAAACAATTATTATTATGTTTATGTAATTTTGTTAAACAATTTTCATCCCATATTATAATATAATGTTCTAAATTTTGAAATGTTGATAATTTAATCTTAATATAATTATTTTCATATGAAAAATCATCTTTATGTATATCTTTTGTTTGATTAAAATATTTCATACATTCCAATGGATCAATTCTTTGTTGTTTTAACAAATTAAGTGAATTATTTAGATTATTAGTTTTTAAATAATTTTTATTAACTAAATTAATAGTATTTTTTAAACAACTAGGTAATTTCATTTTATTTATTTAAATAAATAAATTTTATTTAAATTATATAATTTTTATAATAAACACTTATTAAAATTATCAGTTTTTTCTTTTTCATAGTTCATTTTTTTATTTTGATTAAAATCATTGATTAATTCATAATCTTTATCATTATTTGTTACATATAATTCTTGAATATCATATTTACATTTTTTATATAATCTTTTTCTATATTTTGATTGATTTTGATATACACCAAAATTATCACATATATCAATAATTAATGGTGTAAATTTTGTTTTTGCTCTTAAAATTCTACCAACTACTTGTTCTACTTCTTTTTTTGGCGATATCATAATTAATGTATTTAATGTTGGAATATCAGTTCCTTCTGATACTAATTGATATGAAGCAAATAAAACATCTGATTTTGATGATTTTTCTAAACTTTCTTCTTCTTTTATTTCAACTTTTATATCATTATTTTCAATTAAAATTATTTTATCTTCTTTTGATAAATTAATCTTCTTTTTAATTTGATTTTTCTTATTATATATTTTATCATAATAACCATCTAAATTCATATTATCTAGATTTTTTATAATTATTTCGTCTAATTCACTATGTGTTTTTGAATTTAAACTAGTATCTACTGTTGATTTCATACCACCAATATACATACCATTCGTAACTGGTTCTTTTATAAATGAAACAATATTTTTAAATACTTTTTTTGTAAAATTATTTTTTTTACATAAATTAAATATTTCTCTTCTTGGATAATTCTTATAAATTATTTTACTATCAAACTTTCTTTTCATTTCTTTTAAATGATTTATAACATTTGATAGTACTAATATTTGTCTTCCTGTTTTTGACAAATGTCTTAATTGAGTAAGTATATAGTTATTTCTAAAATTATTTTCTATAATCTGTTTACTTAATTTATGTAAATCTATTGACCCATTCCATTTATATTTTTCTACATATCTATCATCATTATAATTAATACTCTTTACTATAGCAAACTTTCCACTACCTTTATTTTCTTGTTGCCAAGCAGGTGGTCCAATATTCCAATAAAATATACATTGTAAATTATCACTTCTCTTTGGAGTTGCACTTAAACCTAAATTATATTTAGATGAAACTAATGGGAATGCCTTTGAAAAACTAGGTGCAGCCATATGATGAACTTCGTCGTACACTGTTAAACCAAAACTTTCAAAATCTATTGGTTTAAAATTTTTAGTATCACTAACTAAAGTTTGTAACATTCCAATCACATAATCTTTATTTTCAATATCAAAAACTTTCCCTTTTATTTTACCAATTCTCGCATTTGGTAAAAAAAAATTAATTCTATCTATCCATTGTTCCAATAATACGGTTGTATGAACTAAAATTAATGTTTTTTGTTTTAGTAAAGTTGATAATCTTATTGCCATAAAAGTTTTACCAGCACCTGGTGCAACAGTAATAACACCACCACCAATATCTTTTAGTTGTTTATAAGTCTTTTTTATTATGGGTATTTGATAATCTCTAGGTTCTAAAACTGTTTTTAATTCTTGTTCAAAATAATCTCCTCTTTTTATAAGATTTTTTTTAGGTTTTCCAATATTTTCTAGTGCCCAATATTTTGGTAAATAAATATTTTTGTCATCTTCGAAATAACATTCAAAATCTTGAACATTTGCTGCAAAATCTTTATGTACTCTTGGTGTTAATGTTAAATCTTTAGTAATACTCTCATAATCTTTTTTAGTTAAAATATTTTTTTTAATTTTGTAACCAATCTTTTTATTTATACCCTTATCTTGTAAAATTTTATATTTCATATTAATAAAATTATATTATATATAAAAAATCATTTTTATTATTAAAATAATTTATTATATTACTATATAAATAAAACATATGTATAAAAACTTATTAAAAACCTTAATGATGCCATTACAATATTTAGAAAATCCACTAGTAAATGGTGTATTAAAAATATTTTTAGTATTTTATGCTGGAGCAGTAGCACCAAAATTACCAAGTGTTGTAGCAAACTTATTTAAAAATTCAATTGTAAAAATGATTGTATTATTTTTAATTACTTACACTGGAATAAAAGATCCAGTTATTTCCTTAATGATTGCTGTTGCATTTACATTAACAATGTTATCATTAAATAAATTAGAAACAGTAGGTGATGTACATGATTTATTAGATGCAGTTATTGATGTTCCACAAGAATTATTAAATGATTTAGTAGATGGTGCCCAAGAATTAGTAGGTGATGTAGCAGATAATGTTGATTCTTTAACTGGTAATATTGGTTTAGAAATTGCAGGACCATCAGTAGATGTTTTAAATTCAGTAGTTGATAATGTACAAGAATTATCAAATAATGTTATTGATATGAGTCAAGAAGTTGTCTCTGATATTGTAGGAACAGTTTTACCAAAAAAAGTAGAAGAAGAACAAAAAGAAGATTTTTCAATGGAAAAACCAAATCAAGATGATTTTGAAATGGGAACATTAGGAGATATTCATGGTTCTGATGTTTTAGATAATGTTGCAGAATTATAAAAATTATAATAAAAAATAAAAATATTTAAGTATTTTTTTTTAATATAAATTATAAAATGGAAAACACACAAAACACTGTGACTTCTACATTAAATACATTATTACAATTTGTTGAATTAGCTCAAAAAAGAGGTGCTTATTCTTTACAAGAATCTTCAGTTCTCTATAATGTTATCTTAGAATTAAACAAATTACCAAAATTACAACAAATTTTAAAAGAAGAAGTTGAAGAGACAAAAGAGACAAAGGAGACAAAAGTAGAAGAAATGTAAGTCCATTATAATAATTATTTTTTAAAAAAAATTTTTAAAAAATAACAGGAATCCACGAATTAAAAAATTTAGAATATTTACAATTTATTACTATTTCATTCTTATTTTTAAAAACATCTCTTAGAAATAATGATAATTTTAAAGAATTAACACATGCGAAACTATCATATTCATCATCTAATGTATATAAATTATATATTTCAACTCTATCTGTTTTTTTTAAAATAAATTGTTGTTCTTCGCCATCCTTTAGTAAACTTTTTTTAGTTTTAGGAAATATAATTTTCTTTTTATAATAAGTCATATTAGAATATTCTGGAATAAATAGTAATTCACAATCCTTTTCTAAAAAATGAATATGATTAAATAAAAAATAACTTTTTAATTGTATATGACATGAATTAAAATATAGATCAAATGTATATTTATCTTTTAGTAAATAAGATATTTTCTTTAATCTATCTTTTATTTTATAATTATAAATATATTGACCTTCAGAGTATATAATATCAGATATATAAAAAACCCAACAATTTTTATTATTTTTTACTAATTCTCCTTCAAATAATGTACCATTATATAAATTATCATCAAATCGAAACTTGACATGATAATAAGTATTATTTATTATAAATATACAGTAATTACTATTATTAATTCTTATAAGAAATAACTTAACTTTTATAGAGTTTATTACATTAAAACTTAATAAATAATTAGATGTTATATTTTTTATATCATCTAATTCATATAAATTATTAGATCTATATGAAAAATTATTATCAAGTAGATAATTGATTTCATTGATTTCATTATAAGATAATTTAATTGATTGTTTTTCGCAAAAATTTTGAAATGACATATTTAACTATTAATTTAAAAATAAATAAATAATTATTTTTTATTATAATTATTAATAAAATCAATTTTATTATTATAAAAATAATATTATAGTTTATTATATATTATTATATTATGTTAACAAAATATGATATCATACATATATTTAATAATACAAAAAAAATAGAAAATGATATATTAAAAAAAATATTTCATCAATCATTATTTTATAAAAAATATCCAAATAATATTGAAAAAGCAGTTTATATGATAATTATGATATATAATATAAAAAAATATGATATTACTAATATAAATTCATTTTTATATGATTATTTTTATAGTAATAAAAAAATGAAAATAAAAAAAAAATCGTTATTTAGATTTAACAGAAAAAATAAAGATATTATTAATTTTTTTACTATATTAAATAAAGGATATAGAAATTATATGGAAGATAATATTTTAATAATAAATAAAAAAAAATATTATTTTAGTATAGTTTTAGATGGACATGGAGGGAATGAATGTTCATTATTTATAAAAACAAACTTTACTAATTATTTTTTAAAAAATTTAAACAAAATAAAAGATAATTATAAATTGATTATAAAGAATACTTTAAAACAATTAGATAGTGATTTTTTAAAATTAAATTTTAAATCTGGTTCTACAATGAATTTATTATTTATAGATAAAGTAAAAAAAAAATATTATATATTTAATGTTGGTGATTCGAGATGTATTTGTTTTACAAAGACAAAAGAAATAAAACAAATTAGTATAGATCATAGACCAAATGTTTTATCTGAAAAAATATATATAGAACAAATAAGATATGGATTTGTAAAAAATAATAGAGTAAATGGTATTTTAGGTGTTTCTAGAGCATTTGGTGATAAAAAATTAAAAAAATATATAACTTCTACTCCTGATATATTTGAAGGAAAATTTGATAATATATTATATTTTATACAAGGAACAGATGGGGTTTTTGATTATATTAAAAATAATGAATTAATACAATTAATAAATAAAAAAAATTTATATTATAATAAAAATATAGAAAATGCATATAAATTTATATTATATAAAAAAAAATCAAAAGATAATATTTCTATATCATTTACTCTAATTAGTTAATTTTTTTTCATATATTAAAACATATGAAATAATCTTACATTTATTTACGAAAACATCATTTTCTTTAATTTTTATAATATCATCATCATCGGCATAAAACCATTTATCATTGATTTTATGATGTGAAGTATAATGCCCAGAATCTAATGAATTACCTAAATGATTGATAATATTAGTTAGTTCATAAATATTATTGTCAATATTAGTATTTATATTATCTTTTAAACAATATTTATTCATATCTAAAAATAATGGATAATTAACTTCATTTGATATTTTAATAAAGTTATTTGTTTTCATACTATATTGAAATCTTTTTAATTGTATTACTAAATATTTTGGAGTATTTAATAATATACATTTTTTAAAAGAATCTTTTTTATTACATTTATCACATCTATAACCATCTAATATTTCTTCAGTAAAATAATTATTTAACATTTTATCTAAATTATTATTCATTTTATCTTCATGTAAATTTAAACAAATTTCTTTATATTGTTCTATTTTATTATTTACATTATTGCAATTTTTACATTTAATTTGATTTAAATAATAAGAATAAAAAATATTAAAAAGTAATGAATGATCTTTAGTAATATCATATTCAAATTGTTTTACACAATCATTAAAAATATATTTATTATATCTAACATTTTCTAATATTAATTTATAATCATTATTTTTATTATGTTTAGATAAAGTTTCATGAAAATTATTTAATATAAATGTTAAACCTTCTAGACAATCTTGTTGATTAAATGAAACTTGGCTAAAGATTTTTCTAAATTTTTCAATAAAAGATGATAATCTTAATTTTCTAATATAAACTGTATCATCATTTTCATTAATTTCAAGTTTTTCTTCTTCTTTGATTTCATTTAATCTTTTTAAAATACATATATAAGAATATAATAAATCATTTTTTTGTAAAAAATTTTTTGAATTTAATATTAATTTATTTAATTCTTTACAATTTAAAATTAATTGAATATTTACATTAATATAACATGTATTTCCTAAATTTTGTATACCGTAAATACTACTCATTGTTAATTTAAATTATTTATATATTATAAATAAATTTTAATAAAAAAATATTAATTATATATATATAATTATTAATGGCTAATTTTAATGAAGCATTTAAATTTACAGTAAAAAATAAAAATATTTTTAGTACATCAGATTTACAAAATGATAGAGATTATAAAAATGTTGATAATGAAATGAATAAAAAATATTTATCATATCAAAATAAAAATCATAGATATAGAGAAAATGTAGATTATAAATCAAAAGTAAATGAAATATATAATTTTCAAGGTATATCTGATGGTAAAGGACCAGGAAAAAATATATTAGCAGATGATAATTTAACAAGGGGAAATTTTCATGTAAAACCATTAGATAAATTAGCAGAAAGTCTTGATTATGAAAGATATACATATCCAAATTTACAAAAATGTTCTGATTTCAATGAAAAATCGTTTTTAATATCAACTAGTCAATCATGTAATCCTCAAAAAAAATATAATCCAATATTTGAAATTCAAGGTATAAGTGATAGAAATTATAATAGAAAGTCTGATAATTTTTATAAAAAAAAATAAATCTTTTTTACTTATATAATTAATATGAATAAAAAAGAATTAAATGATTTTTATACATTAGAAAGTGATAAAATTTTTAATTATTGGACTGATAAAAATAGATATGATAATAATAATGAATGTTTATTAAATGATAGTAGAACAGTTAATCAAGTTAATTATAGAAACATATCATTACCAAATAAAAATTTAGTAGATATTGAATCAGATTTAACAAATAGAACAAGACATTTATCAAAAAATCCAGAAAAACAATTTAATCCAAAAAAATCAAATTTAAAAATTGAAGAAATTAATAAAAAAGAATGTAATAAATCATTTATTAATAATGATAAAGTAAATTATAAATATTGTTCTTTAGAAAATGGAAAATATAAATGTTATTAATTACTTACAATTTCATCAAGATTTTCTATTACTAAATTATTTTTTCTTTTTAGATATAATAATATATTAATTGATATAATATTTAATATTATAATATAATAACTAAAAAAAGTAAAATTATAAAAATCTAAAATATTTAATAAATTAAAAATTAAATATAAACAATCAATTATGATATACATATTATTATATTTGTAAATATTTTTAAAACAATTAATATATCTATTTGTATTATAATTTACATTTACTATAGAGAATATAATAAAAAAAAAATTATAATATGTTTTATAATTTAAAAATAAATTAATAAAATTAGTACCAAATGATAATAGAAAACATATAGTATAAAAAAATAAATTAATATCTTTTATAAAAAGATGATTAAAAATTAAATAATTTAATATATATTTCATTTATTTATTTTATATATCAATTTTAAAAAATATTATATTTAAATAATATATAAATATAATATATAAGATATGGCTTATACTAGAAAAATTTATGATTCTGAAGCATACAAAAAAGAATTACAAGAATCCACTCAACCAGGAAGATATTCTTTATTAGAAGACTCTACATTTAGCAATCAAACTTGTTTTCAAGAAACACCAGAGATGCATTCTGGTTTAGGACAATATAGAATTTCAGAAAATAATGATATGGTTAATGCTGAATCTGATTTATTTAATCTTAATAGAAAAGATTCTAAAGATCCACATAAACAATATCCATATGTAAAACCATCATACAACAAACAACCAAAATTAGAAAAATGTGACCAAACTGATTTAGCAAGAAAATACCCATTATTAGAAGCACCAGTTCATAAAAGAGAACAACAAATTCATGTACAAAGATTTGATTCATTATGTTTAAATCCACAAGATATGTCAAGAATTAGAGCAAATTCTTATATTGGTTTAAATTCAAGATTATTTTTTAGAGATAATCATAAAAATAAAAAACCAGTATTAATGTCCGAAGATAAATCTTTACCAACACCATCTGAATGGATTTCTCCATTAGATCAATTTTTTGCAAAAGTAGATGTACCAAAAAAACAAGAAGAAAAACAAGAAGAAAAACAAGTAAGTAAAAAAGAAAATTTTACTGTAGGTGGTAGTTGTGGATGTGCTTAATTTAATAATTATATATAAATATTGTTATGAATAGTAATAATAAAGATAATTATAAAAATATTTTAAAAATTAAATAATATAAAAAAAGATGAATTTAATATTTTTTATATAATAAATATAATATATATTAATAATATATATAGTATAATTTATGGAAGCTTTAATAATCGGAGGCATTGCTAGTTTAGGATATTATCTCAATAAAGATAAAACTCAACATCAACATAAAATAAAAAATGTAAATAAAATAGTATCAGAAAATGAAAAACCATCATCTGATAATATTTATTCTTCTAGACATTTAGAAAAAATTCATGAAAAAGAATTTGCATATGCTACACAAAATTATAAAAATAGTGAAGATCCATTAAAGACTGGTATTATAAATGGTGATACTTATAGAGAAAGACAAAGTAATAAATATGAAAATTCAGAATCATTATTACAAAATGATATAAAAAAAGAAGAAGTAAATTCTACTACGAAATTTCCTTTAGCAAGTAATACTGTTATAACAAACTCATCTAATTTATTAGATGATGAAAAAATTGAAAATTATGGAACTATGTCATATAATGAAAGAAGAAATAATATGCCTAATCCAACATTTGAAATTATACCAGATAATAAAAATGTTATATTTAAAACAGTAAAAAATGGTAAATATGGTAAAGGTGTAAATGTATATGAACATGGTCATAATAATATGGAACCATTTTTTAGTAGTTCAGTTAAACAAAATTTAAATGAAAATGCAAATAAAACTCTTTTAGAAAAATTTACTGGTTCTGATGTAATATATAAACACAAAAAGGAAACAAAATTATTTTTTAAACCAGAAAAAAATCATGAAGTTTTTGGACAAAAAATAACAAGAAATGATGATAGATATATTCCATCAATCTCTAAAAATAATATATTACCATTTGATCAAATTAAAGTTGGAAAAGGTTTAAATAAATCAGCTGATGAATTAACTACAAATGTAGGTTTTCATGATGATTATAGACCATTAGGACAAGGTAAATATAAATCTGTAGATGAATTAAGAGTTAAACCAAAAATAACATATAAAGGTAGATCCACAGGTGAAAGACATTTTGTTGGTACAAGAACAATGCCAACAACAGTATCATCAAATAAAACAGTTGATAGATATATGACAAACTTTGAACCAGATTCTAATAATAAAGATAATGTAAGATATCGTGCATTAGTACCAACTAAAGCACAAATCTCAAAAACAACAGATTTGAATAAGAATGGAGTAGTTTTAAAAAATTTAGAAAGAAATAAGTATACTGAAGCTATATCGAATTTTAAAGGTATTCTCAAATCTGGATTTGGTATGCAAAGTTCATTAGTAGATTCTGCAAAAGATACAATTAAACAACAAACTGAAAATAATACACATAAATTTACAAATGCTTATGGTGAATCAAAACAACATCAAGTTAATCCATATGATATTGCAAAAACTACAATTAAA